TTCGTTAGCCCTAGATGGGTTAAATCAATCCGACAAAGTTAAAAGACGTATTCGTGAGGAATTTGATAGAGTTCTTCAGTTATTATCTTTTACAGAAAAAGGTCATGACATATTCAGAAGATGGTATGTTGATGGTCGGTTATTCTATCATAAGGTTATTGACACAAAAGACCCAAGAAAAGGTATTACCGAATTAAGATATATTGACCCTCAGAAAATTAAGAAGGTCAGAGAAAAAATTGCTGGTAAACCTAATCCCATTACACAAGTAGAAGAAAAACAAAAAGCAGTTGACTTTTACATTTATAACGAATATGGGATTACAACTGGTGGTTCTGTCAATAACGGATTAAAGATTTCAAAAGATTCTATTGCATATTGTCCTTCTGGTTTGATTGACCAGAATAGAGGTTCAGTATTATCTTATCTACACAAAGCAATCAAACCAGTTAACCAACTGAGAATGATTGAAGATAGTCTTGTTATTTACAGAATATCAAGAGCTCCAGAAAGAAGAATATTCTACATTGATGTTGGTAATCTACCAAAGATTAAAGCAGAACAATACCTAAAAGATGTTATGAATCGTTATCGTAACAAACTGGTATATGATGCATCTACTGGTGAGATTAAAGATGATAGAAATCATATGTCAATGTTGGAAGACTTTTGGTTACCTAGAAGAGAAGGTGGTAGAGGTACAGAGATTACTACACTGCCTGGCGGTTCTAATCTTGGTGAAATTGATGACATTATCTATTTCCAAAGAAAACTGTATAGGTCACTGAATGTTCCTATCTCAAGAATGGAAGCTGAACAGAACTTCTCGTTAGGTAGGTCTACAGAGATTACAAGAGATGAACTTAAATTTACTAAGTTCGTACAAAGACTAAGAAAGAAATTTACAGTTCTATTCCACGATTTACTGCGTACACAATTAGTTCTTACTGGTGTGATTGCAGAAGAAGAGTGGGATGCAATGAAAGAACATATCGCATATGATTGGATGCAAGATGGTCATTTTGCAGAACTTCGTGATGCAGAAATCTTGAGAGAAAGATTAGATATGTTAGGAACAGTAGAACCATACCTTGGAAACTTCTTCTCAAAAAGATGGATTCAAAAGAATGTACTTCGTCAGACAGATGAAGAGATTGAACAAATGTCTAAAGAGATTGAAGATGAAGGTGGTGGTGAAGATGATGACATGATGATGAGTCATAAACCAGAAGGTGAAAAACAAATAACTGAAATGAAGGTGGTTAAAAAATGAGTAAAGACATAATTGACGCAATTGCATCTGGTGATAACCTTGGTGCAGAATCACAATTCAAAAATGCTATTTCTGCAAAGGTTGGAGATGCATTAGAGAAGAAAAGGGAAGAAGTTGCAAACACAATGGTAACGCAACATATTCCAGAGGTGGAAGATGAAGAAGAGGTTCAATCAGATAGCTCTGCCTGAAAAGGATGAGCATAAGAAAACCAAAGAGTATAAGAAACTATCGCCTGCCATGCGTAAGGCGGTAGACTATATATTTGGTATTATGGATGCGAAACCTTCAGATTTCCTAAATAGTTTTGAGAAAACTATAAAAGATGCCGCTCGCAAGTTCAAAGTGCGTGAAAATGAACTTATGAAGTATTTTGAAAGAGAAATGTTAGGAGAATATCAATGGCAGTAAGTGCAGTTGTCCTAAAAGACACGGACTACGAGACAGTTGTTAAAGTAACGACAACTGGTACAAATAGTAATGCCAGTATTGTTGACGCATCTTCATTACAAGGTGCAGACACAGACCCAAGATTAAGCATTGTTGCTTGTCAATGGACTACTGGTTCGCAAACGAATATTTTATTTGATGCAAGTTCTAATGATGTTGCATTATCACTAAACGGAAATGGTGCGTATAATACTGGTTCTCAGTCTATGCCATCTATTCCAAACCCAGCAAGTTCTGGTGTATCTGGTGATATTTTGTTAACAAACGGAAGTGCATCTGTAGGAACTATCTGGTTGAAGTTAAGAAAAACTTCTGGATATGATAATCTACAATAGGGAGTGATGACATGAAGTTAATATCAGAACATTTTAGTGATGATGTAGAATACATTACGGAACAGAAAGAAGACGGTAAAAAGAATTACAAGTTAAAAGGTGTATTCATGCAAGCCGAAATCAAAAACCGTAATGGTCGTGTCTACCCTATGGAAGTGTTAGAAAAAGAAGTACAACGGTACAATGAAGAGTTTATTGAAAAAAATCGTGCATACGGTGAGTTAGGTCATCCAGATGGCCCAACGGTAAACTTAGATAAAGTATCTCACATGGTAACTTCTTTACAACCAGACGGAAAAAACTTTATTGGTGAGGCAAAAGTTATGTCAACACCAATGGGTAAAATCGTACAAAGTATTATGGAAGATGGTGGTAAACTCGCTGTATCCTCAAGGGGTATGGGTAGTTTGTCCAAAAAGAATGGTGCAAACTATGTAAATGACGATTTCTACCTTGCGACTGCGGCTGACATTGTTGCAGACCCTTCCGCTCCAAGTGCCTTCGTAGAGGGTATCATGGAAGGAAAAGAATGGGTATGGAGTAATGGATTGTTACAAGAACAAGAAGTTGCAGCTCTCAAGGACGAAATGGAACGTAATGTGCGTTCTAGAAAAGCGAATTACCAAGCACTCGCTTTCGCTAAATTCCTCAAGAAATTATAAGTTATAAATATAGTATAAGAGGATTATTAATATTAATAAGGAGACTCAAATGTCAGAAATTGATAAGTCAATAGAGGAACTTGAACAAGAAGTTCTTGCTGACTTGAATGAGGCCGAAATGAAGAAAGATTCTTCCGCTGCTGGTAAGGGTGCTGTTGCAGCCGAACCTATGAAAAAAGTTGATGCAGAAGAAGATGAAATCGAGGATTTAGGTGCTCCAGTAGTTAAGGGTGACGAAAAGAAAGCCGATGCTGCTAAGAAAGTCAAACAAGATGCTTCCGTTAAAAGTTCTAACAAAGGTGACCAGAAAGCCGATTCAGTAAAAGAGGAAATCGAAACTGATGAGGAAGAGGTTGTCGCAGAAGCTAAAAAATTAAAAGAGATGGACATGGACAAATCAGAAATGGCCAAAATGACTAAATCAGAAATGATGAAGGCAATGGAAATGGCTATGAAGAAAATGAACAAGGAAAATCTCCAAGCTGCTTACACCGAAATGATGGGTGATAAGAAAGAGATGACTGATGAAGAGATGGAACTAGAAGGTCTTTCAAAAGCTAAAGAAGCGATTGAAAAGAGACTTGCATCTATCACAGTTCAAGAAGATGTTGACGCACTCGTAGAAGGTGAAGACCTTTCAGAAGAGTTCAAAAAGAAAGCATCTACTATCTTTGAAGCTGCTGTTAAATCAAAAATTCGACCAGAAGTTGAAAGAATCGAACTTGAGAAAACTCAAGAGATTGCAGAAGACATGGAAACATTCAAAACTGAACTCGCAGAAAAGGTAGATGGTTATCTTGACTACGTTGTTGCAGAGTGGATGAAAGAAAATGAACTTGCAATTGAAAGAGGACTCAAAGGTGAGATTGCTGAAGACTTTATCACTGGTCTAAAAGCATTGTTTGAAGAACATTACATTGATGTTCCAGACGAAAAATATGATATCTTAGAATCACAAGCACAGAAGATTGAAGAACTAGAAGGTAAGTTGAACGAGACTATCGGTAAACTTACTGAAAAGAAACAGTCTGAAGATGCGTTAGTTCGTGAGTCTGTTATCAAAGAAGTTTCATCTGACCTTGCAGAGACTCAGACAGAGAAATTTGCTAGTTTGGTTGAAGATGTTGAGTTCACTGATAAGGATTCCTTTGAGGAAAAACTTAACACGCTTAAGGAAAATTACTTCCCTAAGTCAACTCCAACCCAATCTCTTAATGAAGAGAGCGGAGTGGAAACTCAAGAGATTGACATAAGTGACGCTATGGCTGCGTATACTAGTGCAATTAAGAGGTCTGCACCTTACATGAATGATGTAAATGCACAACCTTTTAAGGATGTCAAGAATTAAATAATGATAAATAATACTAATATAGTTAAAAGGGGATAATACAAATGTATAATTCAGAAAACTTACAAGAGAAGTGGCAGCCAGTCCTCAATCATCCAGATTTGCCTGAGATTAAGGATAACTACAAAAAAGCCGTTACTTCAATCATCTTGGAAAACCAAGAAAAAGCTATGAAAGAAGATGCAGCTTTCTTATCAGAAGCCGCACCTACTAACTCAACTGCTGGAACAGTCAATAACTACGACCCAATTTTGATTTCTCTAGTAAGACGAGCAATGCCTAACTTGATTGCGTATGACGTATGTTCTGTGCAACCAATGACTGGCCCAACTGGTCTTATCTTTGCAATGAAGTCAAGATTTGGTTCTTCAAGTGGTACAGAAGCATTGTTCAACGAACCAGATTCTTCATTCTCTAATGATGACGCTGCTGGCGACTTGAACTCAACTGCAATGACTGGTTCTAACCCTGCTGTTCTTAACAACAGTTCGCCTGGCACATACATTACTGGTGGTGCAGACTACGGTTCAACTACTGGTGGTGGTATGACTACTGCTGAAGGTGAAGCATTGGGTGATGCAGCTGCAAACTCATTCGCAGAAATGGCATTCTCAATCGAGAAGTCAACTGTGACTGCAAAGTCAAGAGCACTTAAAGCAGAATACACTATGGAACTTGCACAAGACCTTAAAGCAATTCACGGTCTTGACGCAGAAACAGAATTGTCAAACATTCTGTCTTCAGAAATCCTTGCTGAAATTAACAGAGAAGTAATTAGAACAATCTATGTCTCTGCTAAGAAAGGTGCTTCTGTAAACACAACTACTGCTGGTGTCTTCGATTTAGATACTGACTCAAACGGTAGATGGTCTGTTGAGAAGTTCAAAGGACTTATGTTCCAAATCGAAAGAGATGCTAACGTAATCGCACAAGAAACAAGAAGAGGAAAAGGTAACATGATTATCACTTCTTCAGATGTTGCTTCTGCATTGCAAATGGCTGGTGTATTAGATTACGCTCCTGCTCTTAACAACAACTTACAAGTTGACGATACTGGAAACACTTTCGCTGGTGTTCTTAACGGTAGATACAAAGTGTACATTGACCCATATGCTGCTAACAACGCTGCTTCACAGTACTATGTTGTTGGTTATAAGGGAACTTCACCATATGACGCTGGTATCTTCTACTGCCCATACGTTCCACTACAGATGGTTCGTGCAGTTGGTGAGAATACTTTCCAACCGAAAATCGGTTTCAAAACTCGTTACGGTGTTGCTCAAAACCCATTCGCTACTTCATCTGCTACAGATGTTGTGCCTGGCGCAAACGACAACACTTACTACAGACGAGTACAAGTCGCAAACATTATGTAATCATAATAAGAAACGACTTAAATCGGAACTTAGGGGGGGTTTTTACTCCCCCTTTTTTTATCTGCATACTAAATAATAGTAGGAGAACAACATGGCTACTACTACTAATATGCTTGCAAGACAACCAACAGAGTTGGACTATGCAGACCCTACCAAATTTAAGTTTAGTATAACTAAACTCCCAAAGGTTGAATTCTTTACCACGGCTGCAAATTTGCCTGGCATCAATCTTGGTGAATCTATTTTCCCAACACCCTTTAAACAAGTTCCAGTTATGGGTGATGACCTTACATTTGACAATCTTGAAATTACATTTCTTGTAGATGAGAAGTTAGAAAACTACAGAGAATTACACCAATGGTTAGTGGGTATAGGATTTCCAAAAGCAAGAACACAGTTTAGTTCTTTCAAAAGAGATGAAGCACAAGCATTTCCAACTGGTGAATCTGTAAGAGGTGATGTAACAAACCCAGGCACACCAACTGGTATTCAAGCCATGTTTGGAGATGCAACACTTACAGTCATGACTGCAAAGAATAATCCAGTGATGGAAGTCAGATTTTCTGATTTGTATCCAGTTGCATTAAGTGGTCTTTCATTTAATCAACAAGAGACAGATGTAACGTATTTGACTGCAACTGCAACTTTTACATATAAGTTGTATGAGATGTTTACTATATAATACAAGGTGGTGGATATATCTTGAACAACGATTTTTATATTGAAACTAGATTTCATTAAATATAGAAAAAGTAAGACAATCCACCACCGCTTGAATTGAGGATAATATAATGGATTTAGAACAACTACAAAAAGAGGCTGAAAAAGACCTCAAGATAGATAGAGAACAACTGGATATTGAATCACTTAAAACACCAGAACTCTATGGTAAGTATCTAAAAATCTTTACTCGTTGGAACTTGTTATCAAAACAAGCAGACGCAGAATATAAAAAACTTCTAAGACACAAATGGGAATATTACTCTGGTAAATCTGACCCAAAGGTTTATCAAGAAAAACCATTTGACCTAAAGGTTCTCAAACAAGACATTCCTACCTACCTTGAAAGTGATGAGGACTTAATACAAGCTAAACACAAAGTAGACTATCACAATGCAATGTGTGACTATGCAGAAAGTGTTTGCAAGATGATGAACAATCGTGGATTTCAAATCAAAAATGCGATTGATTGGAAAAGGTTTATGGAAGGTTCACTTTGATAATTTCAAAGAAAAATGACGTATATGTAAAGGTTGACACAGAACCAAATATTGCAAGAGAACTGGTAGACTTCTTTACCTTTGAAGTGCCAGGCGCAAGGTTTATGCCTACCTACAAAAGTCGTGTATGGGATGGAAAGATTCGTTTGTACAACCAAATGTCAGGCGAAATTTATTTCGGTCTTGTACCTTATGTTGAAGAATTTGCAAAACGCAATGACATAAGTATTGAATATGGAGAAGGAGTAAAAGATGAAGGAGAACATAGAGATGCAGTCTTGGGTGGATTTGTTAGAAGAGTGTCACCTAAATCCAAGGGAAAGAGTTTACAGATTCGTGATTACCAGATGGCCGCTTTTGTTCACGCAGTCAGAAACAATCGGAGCCTTTCTCTTAGTCCTACTGCTTCAGGCAAGTCACTTATAATTTATCTACTGAGTAGATGGTATGAGTCTAACAGAGTCCTTATACTTGTTCCTACAACATCTCTTGTGGAACAGATGTACTCCGATTTTCTTGATTATGGTTATGTCGAAAGCAAAATGCAAAAGATATACCAAGGTCATTCTAGAGAGATTACAAAAGAAGTAACAATATCCACATGGCAGTCTTTGTATAAGATGCCCAGAAAATACTTTGAACAGTTTGGTTGTATCATTGGAGATGAGGTACATTTGTTCAAAGCTAAATCACTTACAAATATTATGAACAAAATGCACCAGACCCAATATCGTCATGGGTTCACTGGTACACTTGATGGTATGCAAACACACCAATTAGTATTAGAGGGTTTGTTTGGTTCTGTCAATAGAGTTACATCTACAAAAGAATTAATGGATAAAAATACACTTGCAAAATTAAATATTAAATGTATAGTATTACAATATCCAGATGCAGATAAAAAATTTATGAAAGACCAGAACTATCAAGATGAAGTAGATTTACTAGTGCGTGATGAAAGAAGAAACAAATTTATTGTAAACTTGACAACTCATCTAAAAGGTAATACATTAGTACTATTTCAGTTTGTAGAAAAACATGGTGCTGTTCTATACGATATGATGAAAGATTTAGATAGAAAAGTCTTTTATGTATGGGGTGGAACAGATACACAGACAAGGGAGAACATTCGTGAAATTACAGAAAAAGAAAAGAACGCAATTATCGTTGCGTCTTATGGTACGTTTTCTACTGGTATCAATATTCGTAACCTTCATAATGTGGTCTTTAGTAGCCCAAGCAAGTCACGCATTAGAGTGTTACAATCAATCGGTAGAGGGTTGCGACAAGGCACAGACAAGTCCACCGCTACTCTTTATGATATAGCAGACGATTTAACTTGGAAGACAAAACAGAACTTTACACTTCGCCATTTCATGGAACGAATAAATATCTATAATGAAGAAGAGTTTGATTATGAAATCAAAAATCTACCAATAGAAAGTTAACATATGGATACTAAAATATTAAAACTTACAAATGGAGATGAGATTATTACTACATTAAGTGCAGTAAAAGATACCAGTGTGGTCACTGCACACAATCCATTAAAAATTAATAGTTACCCTAGAGTGTCAAAAACTGGGATAGAAGAATCTATGGCTCTATCTCGTTGGGTAAGTTATGGTGAAAATGATAGTTGTGAAATTATTAAAAATAATATTGTTGCAGTAACAACTGCGTCAATAGGTATTGCTAAATTTTATGAATTTTGTATCTTACGAATGAAAAAAGGGAAAGATGCCCTTCTTTCAGAACAAGAACCTACCCCAGAACAGTTAAGACGTTTAGAAGAAGAAATGGATGAAGAGATGATGGATGAATACTTTGATGATTACGATACCAGTAAAACCATACACTAAGCATCATCTTCAAACCCTACATAGGGAATATACCAGTTTGTCAAGTCAGAGTCAAGTCAAAAACGAAAATAAATTTGACTTGACTTTTGTATAGGATTCTGGTATCGTATGTATAACTTTGACAAGGAAAAGGTGAAGTGACAAAACAGAAATCAAAAAAACCACATTATGTAAACAACAAAGAGTTTTTACAAGCCATGATAGAATGGAATGACCGTTGTAAACAAGCGAAAAAAGATGGTAAACCACAACCACCAATCACTAATTATATTGGTGAGTGTTTTCTAAAGATTGCAAATCATCTATCCTATCGTCCAAATTTTATTAATTATACCTATCGTGAAGAAATGATTAGTGATGGTATTGAGAATTGTCTACAGTATGTACATAACTTTAATCCAGAGAAATCGGATAATCCCTTTGCATATTTTACACAAATTATCTACTATGCGTTTCTCAGACGAATACAAAAGGAAAAGAAACAAGCTCATGTAAAGAATAAGATTATTGAAAATATGAATGTAGATATGTTCTTAACACAAGAAGAGAATGGTGAACTTACAAATAATCCATATACAGATTATCTACAAAAGAATTATCTTCCAGATGAAGATGTTTACAAACCCAAGAAGAAAAAAGAGAAGCCAAAAGGATTAGAATTATTTTATAATGAAGATAGCACTGATAACTGATACCCACTTCGGTGCGAGAAATGATAGTCTACCATTTAACGATTACTTTTACAAGTTTTGGGAAGAGATATTTTTTCCATTAATTGATAAAAAAGGTATTGATACTATCATTCATTTAGGTGATACTATGGACAGACGTAAGTTTGTATCATATAAGATTGCAAATGATTTTCGCACACGATTTATCCAGCCACTTGTAGATAGAAAAATTGACACACATATTCTGATTGGTAATCACGATACCTATTATAAGAATACAAATGAAGTCAATTCACTTGCAGAACTTGTTGGTAACAAATATGATAACATAAAGTTCTATGAAGAGAACTGTACAGTAAACTTTGGTAATGTTCCAATCTTTTTCTGTCCTTGGATTAATGCAGAAAACTATGCATCAACCATGAAAGGCATCAAAGAAACAAACGCAGAAGTTTGTATGGGTCATCTAGAGATTAATGGTTTTGAAATGCATAAAGGCCATTTTTCTGAAACTGGTTATCCCAAGGAAATGTTTAAAAAGTTTGACACTGTATTCTCTGGACACTTTCATAAGAAGTCAGATGATGGTCATATCTATTATCTTGGTAACACATACCAGATGACATGGAGTGATGATAACTGTCCTAAAGGTTTCCATATCTTTGACACAGTAGATAAAAGTCTGGAGAGGATTATTAATCCCTTCACAATATTTGAAAAAATCTATTATGATGACACAACTACAGATTATAGTAAGGTAGATGTATCACAATATAGAGATAAGTTCATAAAACTTGTAGTTGTTAATAAAAAGGACTTATACCAATTTGATAGATTTACTGATAGGTTGTTGCAAGAACAAACTCATGAGGTAAAGATTGTTGAGGACTTTTCTGACTTAGATGCAGAGAATGTATCGGATGATATTGCAGAAAATACTCAAGACACAACCACACTCTTGGAAAAGTACATTGATGAACTTGATGTTGACTTGGATAAGAAACGATTGAAAAATACTATGAAGTCTCTATATCTAGAGGCTTGTGACTTGGAGTTATAATTTGGTTACCTTTAATACTGTAAGGTGGAAGAACTTTCTGTCTACTGGAAATACTTTCACCGAAATTCAACTTGACCAGAATCCATCTACACTTGTTGTGGGTGAGAATGGTGCTGGTAAATCTACTATTCTAGATGCGTTATGTTTTGTTCTGTTTAACAAACCATTTAGACAAATTAGTAAATCTCAACTATTGAATTCTATCAATCAAAGGGAAGCTGTCGTTGAGGTAGAGTTTTCTACACAGAGTAAAAACGTAAAGATTATTCGTGGTATCAAACCAAATGTGTTTGAAATCTATGTAGATGATGTGATGATTAATCAGAACGCAAATGCAAAAGATTATCAGAAACATCTAGAACAACAAATTCTTAAATTCAACTATCGTTCTTTTACACAAGTTGTTATTCTTGGTAGTTCTACATTCGTACCATTTATGCAGTTGAACTCTAAGAACCGTAGGGAAGTTGTTGAGGATATTCTAGATATTAAAATATTCTCCTTGATGAACCTTGTTCTAAAAACAAAGGTACGAGAAATAAATACAAATATCACCGATACGAATTACACAAAAGAGCTTACTCAAAGTAAGATAGAGATGCAAGAGAAGTACATTGAAGATTCTAAAAACAATAGAGACACTATTTTATCTGAAAAGACAAATCTTATTTCAACTAATGAAGAAGAAATCCATGCAAACAAAAAGAAAGAAATGGAACTACAAGAATCCACCGACACCTTTTTGGAAGCGATGAATGGTGAAGATGTTGTCATTACAAAAAGAGATAAACTAAAAGATGTACAGTTTTCTTTGAAAGATAAACATAGTCGTGAAAGTGCATTAATTAAATTCTTTGAAGAAAATAATGAATGTCCGACTTGTGAACAACATATTGATGAAACCTTTAAATCAGACAAAATCAAACAGAACCAAACTTCAGTTGCAAAACTAGAAGAAGGTTTGCAAAAGATGTCTGAAGAGATGAATAAAGTTGAAGAGAAAGTAAAAGACTTTAAAAATCTTGCAAAGGTAATTCAAAAGAACCAAGTTGAAATGCAGAAGTATCGTAGTGCAATTACTCAATTAGAAAAGTTCAATGCAACCCTAGAGGCTGAAATCAAACAGATTGTGGATAAAGAGGTTGCAGAAGAGGATATTAAAAAACTTGCAAGACTTCAAGAGAAGTTAGATAGTTATGAAACATCTGCACAAAAACTAAAAGAAGAACTATTCTATTATGATGTTGCAAGAAATCTATTACAAGATACTGGTATCAAGACTAAGATTATTAAACAGTATCTTCCTATCATGAATAGATTAATTAACACTTATCTATCATCTATGGATTTCTTTGTCAACTTTAATATTGATGAAAACTTTAATGAAACAATCAAGTCAAGATTTCGTGATGACTTTACCTATGCAAACTTTTCTGAAGGTGAGAAGATGCGTATTGACCTTGCATTACTTTTCACTTGGAGAGCTATCGCAAAGATGAAGAACTCTACGAATACTAATCTGTTAATCCTAGATGAGATATTTGATAGTTCACTGGATGCAGACGGTACAGATGCGTTCCTTAAAATCTTAGGTACTTTTGATAAAGAGAACGTATTTGTTATTTCTCATAAACAAGATATGTTATTTGATAAATTTAGACATACAATTAAGTTTCAGAAAGAAAGAAACTTCAGTAAGGTGGTATAATGAAACAAAGTGAAAAATTCTATAAACTGTTAGAAGAAATGAAAAAAACTCATGATGCAAAACGTCATGACTATGCAAGTACAGAGGATGTATTCGCAAACTTTAGAACTTGTGAGATGGCTGGTATCCCAGCATGGAAAGGTTGTTGTGTTCGTATTGGAGACAAATTTAGTCGTATCATGGGTTTTGCAAAGAAAGAGAAACTCAAAGTAAAAGACGAAAGTATTAGAGATACTTTAGTTGACATGGCAAACTATGCTCTGATTGCACTAATTCTTTATGAGGAAGAAAAATGGGAAAAAGAAGCGACTTTGAAAGAAAACCCAGAGATTACTACCCAACACCCATAGAGGCTGTAAAACCTTTACTTGTACATCTACCAGATAAATTTACTTTTGCAGAACCTTGTGCTGGTGATGGTAGATTAATTAACCATCTAGTAGAAAATGGTGGTGAAGTAAGATATGCATACGACATAGAACCACAGAGTGATTGGGTCAAAGAGCGTGACGCATTATCTCAAGGATATACCCAATGTGACTATATCATTACGAATCCACCTTGGAATCGTAAAATATTACATCCCATGATTGACCATTTTATTGACTTCAAACCAACATGGTTATTGTTCGATTCAGATTGGATGCACACAAAACAATCAATCCCATACATGAAGTATCTTAGTAAGGTTGTAAGTATTGGTAGAGTTAAGTGGATTGAGGGAAGCTCTAGTGTGGGAAAAGACAATTGTTGTTGGTATCTGTTTGAAAGAGATTCGTTATATCCTACAAGATTTTTTGGTAGAACTTAAAATTATTTTATAAGTCCTTGAATTATAAGGATTCTTTTATGCATTTTTTTCTTGACTTTGTTCTCAAAACAAGGTATATTAATAGTATAGTTAATAAAAAGAAAGCGAATCAAAATGATACCTAACCACTCAAATATGGATTTCAGTACTTCAATCACCCACATTAAATCTTACAATGACGGAACAAAGTTCATTGTTAGTTCAATGGGTCAGAACTCATGGGGTTCTACTGCACAAGAATCATGTGATGGTGCGATTGCAGATTTTGTTGCAGAAGGTGGAGTTGCAGAAGATATTATTGAGATAGAAACTGTTGATTTGAGAGAGGAAGTGTAATGGGATACACAACTGTAAAAGTACCGACAATCACAATGGATGAATTGTCACAAGCTCAGAAAGAATATTCTTTCTTTTCTGATTTAAAAGAATCAATCAATCGCAAAAAGAAGAAAACGCCTGGAAATGGTTTTGCATTACTAAAGTGTGAAGAACGCATGAAACCATTAGAATTGTTGTTTGATGCGATTGACCAAGGAAAGGTTCTAATCGCATGATATTTGTTGCAAATAGAGATTTTGAACCACATGGTAATTTTTACGACTATTGTTTAGGACGTATGATACATGATGATGGTGACGTTATTAAGTGGGATTGGACTATCTATAAAGCTGTAAGGGAAGAAGACTTTACTGAAGACCTTATTTCATACAAAGCTTATGAAGAAATCTGTGGGTTAGATGTATCACCCTATGAAAGAGATTTGTCAAAAATAACAGAACTTTTTGAGAAAAAAGTCTTGACTTTGTTATCAGAACATGGTATAGTATATACATAATCAAGAGAGAAAGTGATTCGGAAATGTATTGACAATAATGTAACACCACAAAAAGTGCGAGTAGGGTCACTTGTTAGACATGAAAGCTATGGTGAAACAAAGAGGGTAACAAGGTGTCAGACAAAACAAAAACCTCAAGTCTGACACTATGTGGAGACACAAGACAGAATATAGGGATATATTTGTGAAAGTCGTTTGAAGTGTCAAGTGGAGAAAACCAAACAAACGCAGTGATGCAAAAAATCTTGGGGTTAAATTTGAGACAGTCGGAATTAAGGTTGGTTGGCCCACTTTGAAAGTTCCAGATATTATGGTGTGGGGATACAAGTTTTCGACTGTCACTTTATTAATTTTTAAAGAGAGGTTTTCGTGGATATAGAAACATTAAAAAATTTAGTTGATGACCTATATTGGGAATTTGATAGAATGTCATCTAGTGGTCAAAAAACATTAGATGAAATTGCAAAAATAGTAGGAACACCTACTGATTCAGAAATGGATAAAATAATTGCAATTCATGATATAATTGCAGAAAAGACTTGACTTTGTTATTAGAACATGGTATAGTATAAACATAATCAAAATTAAACAGTCATAAGGAGAGAAATATGGCACATATGGTAGAAACAATGGCATACGCTGGTGAGTTGCCATGGCATGGTCTTGGAGTGAAGGTCATTGATGATTTGACACCAGAACAGATGATGCAAAAAGCAGGGGTTGATTGGACTGTTGAAAAACAAGACCTAGTTACAAAGATGGGTTCATCTGTTAAGTCCAAACAAGCACTTGTTCGTACATCTGATGGAGAAGTTCTTGATATTGTAGGTAAAGGATGGAATCCAGTTCAGAACGCAGAAGCGTTTAACTTCTTTGAAGAATATGTTCGTGCTGGTGATATGCAGATGCACACTGCTGGTTCATTGAATGGTGGTAAGATGGTTTGGGCTCTTGCAAAGACCAACGAATCATTTGAACTTTTCAATGGTGATGTTACAGAGAACTATTTCTTGTTCTCAAATCCACATGAGTTTGGTAAAGCGATTGATATTCGTATGACACCAATTCGTGTAGTTTGTCATAACACATTGACACTTTCACTATCACAAGATAGTAATGCAATGGTTAAAGTTAATCACCGAAAAGAGTTTGACTCTGCTGAGGTTAAAGAACAGATGGGTATTGCTCGTGAGAAAATGGAACAGTACAAAACAATGGCTGAGTTCCTTGGTTCAAAACGATACACTTCTGAGAATATCGTTCAGTACTTCAATGAAGTATTTGGTTCGCCTGCAAAGGAAAAGGTTGATAACGTAATTCCATTTACTTCCAACAATGCGAAAATCGCTATGGAACACTTGGATACACAGCCTGGTGCAAACTTTGCTCAAGGTTCATTCTGGAACGCATTTAACACTGTCACTTTCATGACAGACCATGTTCAAGGACGTTCAAATGATGGACGAATGGCTTCATCATGGTATGGACGAAATCGTAGGGTCAAGTTGAAAGCACTTGACAAAGCTCTGGAATATGCAGAAGCTGCCTAAAAAAAGTTTTGTGTGGGGGTTGATTTTTGAAAATTAATCCCCATATAAATAATAGTGATAATGTCCAGTACGAGGCCTTAATAGACCTTAATTGGTACAGAGATGGTAAGACATCTTAGGATTTATCGGTGCGGCCCACCGACATTATCATTATCGCATATGCCTTATGGGTATGCAAATATTAATCTTGCTTAATAAAGGAGATATAAAATGACAAACTTAAGCACACTTAGAAACGCTCTTCAGGCGTTTGATTATAACCACATGACTCCCTATGCTGTAGGGTTCGATAGAACATTCGATAGATTGTTCGACTATGTAACTCATCAAGCAGAGTCAACTGGTTTTCCCCCTTACAACATCCAAAAGACAGAAGATTACAAATTTGAAATCGAAATGGCTGTCGCTGGTTTCGGTAAAAAAGATATCGAAGTGGAAGTTGCTGAGGGAGTTCTTACAGTTAAATCAGTGAAGGATAAAGACACTGGTGCAACTGACGAGTACACTCTTTACAAAGGTATTTCTGGAAGGAACTTCACAAGAAAGTTTACACTTGCAGATGATATCGTAGTAAACGGTGCAGAACTTAAAGATGGGATGTTGACTATCTCATTAGAGAGAATTGTACCAGAGGAGAAAAAACCTCAACTAATTACTATCAAGTAATTGATAGAAATACTGAGGAGTGACTTGACATCACTCCTCTTTTATGTTATAGTCTAAACAGTAAATCATGATAATAAGGAGAATATATTATGAGTAGACCTAGATTGTCTAAAAAACAGAAGGTACTAAACCTTCTATCAAAAGGTGAAAATGTAACATGGAAGACTTTGAGAAAAAGGTTTGACTTAACATCACCAACAAAAATGATTGATACTCTAAAGAGTGAAGGTCATTGCATCTATACAAACGACACTACAAAAGGTGTTGCATACAGACTTGGTGCGCCTTCGGCTGCAATCATTTCTGCTGGTATCGAATCTGTACTTGGTACAAAATACGCATACTAAACTGAATTGGAGAGGGGGGTCTTCCCCCTCTTCCTAATATTATATTATGGAGTTTACATTTGAAAATCTTTGGAAAAGAAGAAGAAAAAACTGTTAAAGAAAAAGAGTTAATTAACTACAAATATTCTGAAGACAGAATCCTAAAAGAACTTGCTGAATATATTGATGCTACATATAATCAGCATTATTCCCAAAACAAATTTCAAGCTACTGAATTTATTCTAGACTCTGGTCATGGAACTGGATTTACTATTGGTAATATCCTAAAGTATGCACAGCGTTACGGTAAAAAAGGTACTAGGGAAGACGCAAGAAAAGACTTGCTTAAAGTAATCCACTATGGTATAATCGCATTACATAATCATGACAAGGAGAAAAATTGATATGAAACTTAGTAATGATACTAGAGAGGTGTTGAAGAACTATTCTACAATCAACGCTAATCTATTGGTGACATCTGGTAATCAGATTGCAACAATGTCTCAAATGAAGAACATTGTATCAAAGGCAACTCTACCAGATACATTTGAAAGTGAATTCGCAATCTATGATTTGAACGAGTTCCTATCTGCAATGTCATTGTTTGATGACCCAGAGTTAGACTTTGGTGATAGTAGTGTAAAAATCTCACAAGGTGGTCAATCACTGAATTACTTTTACAGTGACCCAACTGTTGTGACTACACCAAAATCTGATATCACAATGCCTGACCCAGATGCAACCTTTACACTTAAACAAAGTGTATTCAATCAAGTATTGAAGGCTTCATCTGTTCTTGGTGTTCCAGATATGGTTCTGGATGTAAACGAAACTGGTCAAATGAACCTTAGAGTTTCAGACCGAAAAAATGATACTTCAAATAGTTTCAGTGTTGAAGTTGGAGAAGGTGGTACACCAAATCAAAAGTTTTTCTTTAAGGTTGAAAACTTAAAGTTACTTTCTGGTGACTACGAAGTTAAAGTATCCTCAAAGGGTATCTCTAATTTCAAGAATGTTAATAAGGATGTTGAATACTTTATTGCACTAGAAACTGCTTGAGGATTAATTTATGAATGAAATATTATGGGTAGAGAAGTATCGTCCTCAAACGATTAGTGACGCAATACTTCCATTTGAGTTGAAACAAACATTTCAACAATTTGTAGACAATCAAAATTGTCCTAATCTACTATTATCTGGTTCTGCTGGTTGTGGTAAAACAACTGTTGCAAAGGCAATGTTAGAGGAACTTGGTTGTACCTACATGATGATTAACGGTTCTGAGGAATCTGGTATTGATGTTCTCAGAAACAAAATCAAGAACTTTGCGAGTACTGTCTCTATGGATGGTAACCGTAAGTATGTAATCCTAGACGAAGCAGATTATCTTAATCCACAATCTACACAGCCTGCGTTGCGTGGGTTCATAGAAGAGTTCAGTAAGAACTGTGGATTTATTCTGACTTGTAACTTCAAGAACCGTATCATTGAACCTTTGCATAGTCGTTGTTCAAGTATAGAGTTTCGTATTCCTAATGAAGAGAAACCACAACTTGCAATGGACTTTATGAATAGGTTAGAGGTAATCCTAAATAATGAACAGATATCCTATGATAAAAAAGTAGTTGCATCACTTATTCAAAAGTTCTTCCCAGATTGGAGAAGGGTTCTGAATGAGTTGCAACGATATAGTGCAAGTGGGAAAATTGATGCTGGTATACTGGTTAACTTATCTGAAGACTCAATCAAAGAACTTCTTACATTTCTTAAAGGTAAAGAGTTTACCAATGTTCGTAGATGGATTGTCAACAATCTTGATAATGACCCAAGCCGTATTTATCGTAGGATTTACGATTCCCTTTATGATAGTTTGGTGCCTTCTACTATCCCCCATGCTGTTGTTATACTTGCTGACTATTCTTACAAGTCCGCCTTTGTCGCAGACCAAGAGATAAATCTTCTTGCGTGTATGACAGAACTTATGTCTCAAGTAAAGTTTAAATAATGGCATATGAACTCAAAGAATACTTAAACTCAATCAATAAGTCCAAGGAAAACTTGATGGATGGTGATGACCCTCTTTATGAAAAGAGGTATTCATCATTTATTATTAACAAGTGTCTTGCACCATTTAATGATACGGTCATGTTAGTAAACGAGATGAACTTCCACCATCATCTCGACAACAAACTACAATATGATTTTTTACTAAATAGTGTAAGGAGACAAAATAGATATGCTCCTTGGATGAAGGCGAGTAAAACAAAGAATTTAGAATGTGTTAAAGAATACTTTGGTTATAATAATGAAAAAGCAAGGTCTGCCTTGAACATACTAAATGATGAACAAATCGCCTATATAAAAGAAAAATTGAATAAAGGTGGAAAAAATGAATGATAGTTTATGGAAACCAGACCAAATGCTTGAGGTGGGTTTGAAAGAACCAGATGACTTTCTTAAAGTTCGTGAAACACTTTCTCGCATTGGTGTTGCGTCAAGAAAAAACAAAACTCTATTTCAGTCCTGCCATATCCTACATAAACAAGGTAAATACTACATTGTTCATTTTAAAGAGTTGTTTGCTCTAGATGGTAAGGACACAAATATTTCAGAAAACGATATCGCAAGACGGAATACAATCGCTAATCTTTTATCGGATTGGGGATTGATTAATGTGGTAGGTAAAAGTACAGTGGAAGCTGCACCACTATCACAAATTAAGGTCATTTCGTTTAAAGAGAAAAACGAATGGTCACTTGAAACTAAGTACAATATTGGTAAAAAGAAAGAAGGGTAATAACATGAAACCAGGCGTTGCATTAATGGAAGCTGCAAGAGCTCACGCAGAGGGTGAAGTTGCAGTACACAAAGCGAATATTTTAGTTTACCAAACCATGCCTGCTGGTATTGGTGAACATTCGGACATCACAGAAGCAGTAATCGCAGAGTTGGATAAACTTGCAGCTGCAGATGACCGATTGGAAATGATTAACAAATATTTTCCAGAAACAATGAATGGATAATCAAATGTATGTGAGTGCTGCCTCAGATAAAGAAAGTGGTGTAATCTCTCTTAGGGATTACATTGCTGAGCAGGCTCCAGACAAACCATATCGTTTTGTTGTAATCTATAATGACCCTAGTAATGTTGGTGATGATTCAAAAGAAGAAACTGACCCACTTGCTGACAAAATGTTATCATTTGGTAAGGAACTAGGATTAACTGGATTTAAAGCGAAAATAGAAGAAACATATATTCTAAAAAAAGATAACAAACTTTTTATATGTGATAAAGAAGATAATCAATTTGAGATAGATGATAATACTATTATATTCAATAGGTCTAAATCAAATGATTTTCCAAGTTGGCAAAACTTCTATCGTGAACTTACTATTAATGGTGTTAAGGTTATTAACCCTATGTCAGTTCATAATATTTGTTGGGATAAGTATCATACTTATTTAAAATTAGAACAAGACTATATCAAACAACCCTTTACGGTTTTAGTGAATGACTTAGATAAATTAGAAGATATTCATAAACGTATTGGTGGTAAGTTTCCAGTTGTTCTCAAAACAATCTTAGGAACTGGTGGAGTTGGTGTTCTTAAAATTAAAGATGAAGCTCAACTATTATCATCTGCACAAATTATTAATAAGTTAGGTTCTGAAAGAGGACTTATACTTCAAGAATATATTGAGATAGATTTTGATGTTCGTGTTATGATGGTTGCTGGTGAAATCATGGGTGCAATGAAAAGACCACTTGCAGATGGTGATTTTAGAAGTAATGTTCATCAAGGTTCTAAACCAGAAAAATTTCAATTAACAGAATTAGAAAAAGAAACTTGTTTAAAAGTTGATAAATCAATTGGTGGTAAATGGATTGGTGTAGACTTAATTGTATCTGAAGACAGAGAGAAAGTTCCACCATATGTTTTAGAGATAAATTCACAGCCTGGTCATGTTGGATATGACTCAGTTCACAGTGGAAGTATACTCAAAGACGTTTTAGTAAAATTTATGAATCGTGATAATTGGACTTGACTTTTAACCACAAAGGTGGTATAACTACATTATGAATTTCTATACAAATGTTGCCCCTTGGGGTAACCACATCCTAGTTCGTGAATACAAGAATGGTGAGAGAGTTAATCGTAAG